AAGGACGGCAATCCATGCCGCCACATCAAAAAGTACAAGATCCGCGAGCGCGAGACGATCCTCACTCCGGAGGAAATCCAGCGACTCGATGTGACGCTGACTGAGATGGTTGAGGAGCACGCCATACCGAAGTCGATGGCCGACCTGATCCGCCTCCTGCTGATCACCGGGTGCCGGCTGAATGAGATCATGTCGTCGGAGAAGGCGTGGATAGACCGTGAGCGCTCGCTGCTGCTCCTGCCCGACAGCAAGGTAGGACAGCGCCGTATCGCCCTCTCGGCGGCCGCAATGGAAATCATTGATGGCATCGAGGATGGCAAGTGGCTTATCCCTGGCCGCATCGCCGGTGAGCACCTGATGCACCCGCAGGGCATCTGGAAGCGCATCAAGGCGCGCGCCAAACTGCCACCGGAGATGCGGCTTCACGACCTGCGCCACACCGCCGGATCGCTAGCCCACATGGCCGGCTTAACGCAGAAGCAGGTCGCGACGATGCTCGGCCATCGCCAATTGTCGACGACTGAGCGCTACCTACACGGGCTTGCCACCGATCAGGCCCGCGCCATCAACACGGTCGGAAGCATCATCACGCAGAACTGGAGCCGCCAGGCTCCGGAGGTGACGCAGTGATCGCCGACCACGCCATGTCCTATCGCGTTCTCGACGCCAGCGGCGAGCTCATCACTGGTGGCGTTACGCGGGAGAGCGCCAGCGTGCTCGACGTGTTCGAGGCGATCCAGCGGCTCGAGCTCGCCCCGGACAAGCAACGAGAGCGGACACCCGACGGATGGATCGTCGAACGCGAATGAGTGGCAGCGCCCGGGAAACTCCCGGGCGCTTTCCCTATCTGTCCAATTTCACAAGTCGTAACCGCAAAATCATACAACGCGCCGACCTGGCGCACCAACCACAGGAGAGGAATATGTCAGAAGCAGATCGCGCCCAGGAAGTCGAAGCACTGGATTGGGCACATAACAACCGTCCGCGCAAGCCGCTACCGGTCTTCGCGCCACATGATAAGGGCTATGGGCCGGCTGAGTGCGTCGAGTGTGGCGACAGCATGCCAGCGCTTCGCCGAGAAATGGGCTGCAGTATGTGCACGGAATGCACGGACTTTATGGAGCAGCGGCAAAAGCAAGGGGCCGCCTAAGCGACCCCTTCTCTCACTTGCTCGGCGTTGCTGCTGGCGGCGCAAGGCATGCCTCGAGCACCGCAATCAGGACATCCTCGTAATTGCGGCGGCTCAGACGATCCGCCCACACCTTGTCGAACACCTGTGCGCCGGAGCCCGTCAAGAGATCCTTGTCGCTGGCGAATGTCGGCGCCTTGGGTATCTCTTTGACGCACGATACGGCGACAGCTTCCTTCGCCACGACAGGCAGGCTGACGACCGCCGGCTTCGGCGGCACGCCCGCGCAACCAGCCAGGAGACTACAGGCCAGCACGAATGCGAGCGATTTCCGCATCACAGGTACCTCCGTTGGACTTGTCGGCGGCGCGCTTCTGCAGCGCGGCGATCGTTGCGGCATCCTTGGCATTCCGGTCCTTGGCAGCCTGCACGGCCTTCGCGGCTTCCGCCTGCTTGGCGGCCGCCGCTTTGCTCAGGCCATCGATGCTGTCGCTCTGCGCCTTGATGGTTGCAGTCAGTACCGTCACATTCGCCTGCAGTGCCGCTTTCTGATCGCCAAGGGTCTTGATCGTTTTGGCGTCCGCCGCGACCTGAGCGCGGGCGTTATCGCGCTCGACGAGAAGCACCTTGAACGAGATGCCGATCGCCAGCACCACCAGAAGCCCAAGGGAAAGCTTCCAGTGCTTCAGCAGCCAGCCGACGACACTGAGAGCAGCGGTGCCGAGGCCGCCGGTGGCGAGACCAAGACCGGTCTTGATGAGGGTCCACATGTCAGCCCCTCCCTTCCGCCGGAGCGTCCGTGCGCGCCTTGATGGCGACGCCGGTGGCGAGGATGGTCATGCCGCCCATCATGGCCGAGAAGGAGCCGGCGAAGACCATCGAATCGAAGTGACCTGTCTGGTAGATGTCCCAAATAGTGCCGCCGATGAACGTCGGAATGCCCGTAGACGACAGAGCGAAGCCGGCCACCCGGAACGGGCAATAGCTGGCGCCGTCGTTCTCGGTCAGGCAGTCGTGGAGGAGCTTCTTCAGTGCCGTGAACATATCAGACTCCCAAGACATGCTTTGCAGCGGCGTAGAGCGCCAGGCGCTCGGCCTCACCGTTGAGACCGCCATTGATCCGGCGGGTAATCGTTTGGAATTCGCCCGTATCGGCGAGCTCGTTCAGTCCATGCGTCGACCAGAACCACCCGGCCGATCGCGCCGCGTTCGAAAGTGCCTCGAGCAATACCGGATGATTGATCAGATCGAGCTTCAAGGCGGTCCCGGCGCGGGCGTAATTGGCGCGGCCGGTGATCTGGATCAGGCCGCGACCACAGAAGCGTCGCCCGTCGCCAGGTTCGGTATTGCCGAGCTCCCTGGCCTTGGCGGATGGCGGCTCATATTCGCGCTGCGCCTGCGTCGGACCCCATATCTCCCGCGTGAATGCGAGATGTCCTGATTCGTGGCCCGTCTGCGCCAGGAAGGCGGCAGCGCGCAGCGGCGTGTTGATCTCGTACTCATCGCATGTCGCCTGCAGCGCATCCACCCATACTGTCGCTCGCGAGAGCGATGCACCGGTGGCAGCAGCAATGATGGCGGGAGTGAGCTTCACGGGCATCTCAAACGATCTTGCAGGGAATCAGCGCGTCCTCGTCGTGCCGATAGACGGCACAGAGCCGGTGATAACCGTCAGCGACGATGACTTTCCCGAAGGCGCGCACGAGTAGAATGGGAGAGAGCGATTTGCCATCGCGGATCTTCCGCTCGTTCTTTTCGACATGGCTGTTGCTGACGCCGAGCAGTGCCAGGCCGGAGGCGCGGAAAATGTCCTTGGCATGGAACTCGTCCATGTCGGCGCTTTTGAGCGCGGCGACGAATTTCTCAGCTTTCGATGGCTCGAAGATCAGCGATAGGTACGAAAATGCGGCCGGATAGTCATGCTCGTCCGGAGCATCGCGCCATTTGATCCCGCCCTTGCTCACTTGTCGGCCTTCTTGTCGAGGCGTTCGTACAGCGCACCGAAGCTGTCGCGGGTCTCTTGCGAGTTCTTGTCGACTGTATCAATCAGCCGCTCGATGGACCTTTCCAGGCTGGAAATCGCTTTCGTGAGATCGTTCTGAGTGACGTAATGCTCGGCGACATACAGCTTGTAATTTGCCAGATCCGTCTTGAGAGCATCCGCCGCAGATTTGGCCGCCTCAGCATCAATCTTCACGCCCTGAAACAGGAACCAAAGAACCGTCCCTGCGCCAGATGCCAAAATGCCGAATACGGCAACTCCGCTCTCCACCCATCCGACGTTCAATTCCATCAAAAGTCCTCGAATTCATGCCCAAAATCCGAGGACCGGTGCGTCGTGTCGCTGCGGATTGCCATCTATTAATGGCAACCATATCGTCACGACGCTTAGGCGATTGACCCGGCGATGGTGCCGGAAGTAGTGAAAGTCGGAGATGCATTGCCATTGAGGAAAATGGCATATCCGGCCGGTCCGGGCGTTGCGCCGCTGACGCCTCTATTGTTGTATCCGCCCTGCTGCCCCGGACTGCCGCCGGCACCGGAATAACCAGCAGTCGTCACGCCAATTGATCCATTCACGCCAGCGCTGGCGCCGGGCGAGCCGCCCGTCGTCGCGGTGCCGCCCGATCCGTTTGTCGCGCCGTATGGAACCAGTGAGCTCTGGCAAGGACCGCCCGCGCCGCCTGGCGTACCCGCGCCGCCGCCGGCACCGGCACCACCATCGCTTCCGGATGCGCTTGCGCCACCGCCACCGCCGCCCTGAATGCTGCCGAGATTATTGATCTTGAGCAGCGCATTCATGCTTGCCGGTAGCACGATGGCGTGGCCGCCGTAGCAGCCAGGACCACCGCCTCCTGTCGGGGCGCCGTCACCGCCATAGCCTTCAATCTTCGCGCCCGATCCAATGTTCAGATCGATCTCGGAGCCAGCGGGAAACGCAGCGCCGATGTTGAATGCTCCGATTGACGAGCTTGCACTGATGCTGCTGCGATCAGTGCCACCGATGACCACGCCAGCAGAGACATTGACGATGACCTGGCACTGCGAGACGCCATCCCAGTTATACGGGGTTGCCGTCAGCACGTTGTGGAGATTGTATTCGGTCGCATTGGCCGTGATCGGAACAATGAACAGCTTGAGGCCGGACAATCCGAGAGGAGGGACGCCGGCCAGCATTACGCGAATGCCTTGTTGATCGTCGCCGCGACCTGAGTGCCGCCGGGCAGCACGTAGTACGAGATGATGTCCACCGCGCCAGCGGTCGTCGACAGTGCCGGGCGCGTACCGCCAGGGAACAGCCAGCCGCTCGCATAGGTGATGACGCGGCTTCCCGTGCCATCCTGAGTGATCTCGATCGATCCGGCTTGCCCGGCCGACATGTTCGTCGGCAGCGGCAGCGTGAAATTCGCCGTCGCGGTGCCGTAGAAATTGTTGCCCGTGGAGAAATCGAGTGCCGGCGTTGCGCCAAGATTGCCAAGGTTTACGGGCGGGGCAGATATCTTCTTTTGGAATGCAATTCCGAGAGAACTATCAACAGTAGCGGCCAAGGACAGAGCCGCAAGATTCGAAGCATTACTCAACCATCGTCCCAGCCTTTTCGCTCAAATGCGGTACTTCTTGTTAATTAAGCCGCCTGCACCAGCGTGCTAGGCGCGGAAGCGATGTCGGCAGGCGCCAACATCCAGATGTCTTGCGGCGTCACGCGCTGCGATGCGCCAGGACGGAACAGTGCCGAGCCACCCTGCTGGAATGCCCACGCAACGAGCTCGCTACAAAACCAGCTATCGTCCTGCTGCCAGTCGCGATGCAGACCGATCCCGATCACGCCGGTGTAGTCGTAGGGCTTGCCGAGCTGCGTTGCGGCCGCGTCGATAATGGCCTGGCGGTCTCGGCACGCGAGCGTGACAACTTGCCAGGACGTATCCTGCTGTTTCCGTGTCGCCAGCGGCGTGCGCACCACGCCATGCAGGGCGATCGCCTCGAGCACGTCCTCGCCGTCGATCAGCGCGACGTGCGACCACTTCGACCAGCTACCCGCTCGAATGGCCCAACTCAGCGGGTTGATCGGATTCGTGCAGAATAGAAGGTCGACAGTATTCACGAGATACCTGCCGCCGCCTTCACATTGGCGATAGCCGTCGCTGCGGCGCTCTGCGCTGTCCCTACGGTCGTAGCCGCATTGACGTTTGCCTTACCAATCAGTCGCGCAGAACGGATACCTACGAGGACAGATTCCCATTGCGACGCCGTGGCAAGGATGCTGTCAGCTGCCTGTTGTGAAGTAAGGTTAGCAGCTGTGGCCCAGCACTGAACGGTTTGCGGGACAGTCCCTGTATAGCCAGCCGCCTTGAATGTCTGCGCGTCAGTATTCGCCTGCTGGTATTCCGCCAGGCGCCCTGGACTAGGGCCGCCGATCTGGATATATGCCGCGTCAGCGGTGCTGTCGATCGATGCACACAAGTTCACTTGTGCACTGGCGAGCTGCTGCGCAGCCGTCAGCGGAGTCGGCGCCATGAGGGCGCCGTTCTTCACGGTATAGCCAGGGGTCGAGATGCATGCCTGCCACTGCGCATCGGTGAGTTCGATGGTTGTCGAGCCGGATGGAGCTGGACTGTCCGTCGTGTCGTAGAATGCCGTGATATTGCCGCTAGAGTCTACGGCAGCAAGTTTCTGTCCCATATTAGTATCCGATTGCAATAAAGCGGAAAGTGCCACCACTAGAGCCGGTCTGCTGCGCTTGATACTGACTGGTGCTCAGCTGCTGGATGTTTACCTGTGGACCCGCCCACGGAACGCCGAAAGATGCCGTAATCGATACGCAGACAGTTGGGAAGGTGAGCGGAAAATTAAAAGTCGTAGTTGAATTGGCTGCAGCCACGCCA